GTGTAGCTTTATCTCCAATAGTTGTTTCTGTTCCAAAAAATACTAAGTGACGATCGGGAGTAGATACTAACATATCCCTAGATGCAGTTGGTGCACCAGTTATAATAGTAGCTCTAGTGTTTGTAGCATTTGCAGCATCGGCATTCCATTCAAAACATTCTCCATTAAATATTAAAGCAATTAATGTACTACCTAAATTATCTAACGCCCACATACCCGGTTCAGCAACTGTGTCTGTGTTAGCCGATGATTGACCCCAACCCGAATAATCACTATAATCAGTTACAGTTGCACCAGTGCTGTGAGCAGCCCTAGTCGTTCCTCTTACAGCTCTTGTAATACCTGTTAAATTATTTCCTAACACACCTGTATAAGAAATTTCTTCAGTGCCTACTTGAATAAAATTTGTTCCTGTTGTTGGAAAACCTGTTGTGCTACTAAGTGTAATACTTGTTCCAGATCCACCGGTACCATTAGCGTCATTTAATAATGCACCATTTAAAGTTGTTGTTTGAGGTGCAGTTGATGTTCCACTCCATTGAGATATACCCCATCCAAATACACCAACTTGTTCTGCTGGCCCTACATGGTAGTATTGAAAATAAGTTATACCACCTGATGTTGTTGCACCAGATCCGGTTTCATTGCTAGGCATTGTAATAGTTATAGTATTAGAACTTGGTATACTTGTTACCATAAATTTTTTATTACAAAAATCTGAAGCACCAAAATTAGAACCAGTAATAGAACTAAACGTAGGTGTGTCACCAAACAATATAATATCGCCAGCTTCAAAATTATGTGATCCACTAAATGTAATAGTTACAGTTGGTGATCCGTTAGTTGTGCTAAATGCACTTGTAATTGCTGTGCCTGATGGATTAGTTAAAGGATGTATATCGTAGTATACATCACCAGAGTATACATATAAAATTCTGTTTGTACCAATAGCTGCGTATTTAATACCATTTTTATTAACCATGTGATGCAATTGTCTAGCAGCTCCGGTTAATTTATCTTGACCTAATTGATTCCAACCACCTATTTTTTCAGGGGTACCATATCTAAAACGTACATTTTCACCACCTGTCCATTGAGACTCGGCTCCTGTAGATGTAACCTGTTTATTGAATCCGGGTAAAAAACCTAGTTTTTGTAACATGTAACTCCAGTATATATGCTTTTTATTATTTTGGTAGTACTATACTCCAATCTAATTAAGATATCAATTCTTCTGAAGCTACTTAAAACAAGGACCTTCCATCCAAAATGTTAATGTTTTTCTTTCTCCGGATGTAATTTTTTCAACTTTATGTGATAGAAAAGATTTAAAAATTAACACATCTCCTGTGTCAAAAAAATTAATATCTGAACATTTAAACAATTTAAAATTTCCACCTGTATATTGTTTAGACAAATTAATTAATACGGTTAATTTAAAATCTTCTGCAAAATCTCTACTAACATCTGTATGCCAGTCATAACCAACATTATTATTAGATATATATTCATTTAAGTGAATCACACTGTAGTCATTTTTTTTAGGAATATTAAAACCAAAATATTTGTTGTTTACATCGTGTGTTAATTCTACCACATTTTTTAATAATTTTTTTAGATGTAAGTATCTTGATATTTTAACTTTTGCTGTTTTTGTAGCATTTGGATCTGGGTTATCAAAAAAATTAGGAAGTGCACATTTATTAAATTGATTTAAAATTTGTTTAACTTCTTTTGGAGTAAAAAATTTTTTTTCTAAAAAATAATCGTATTTCATTTAAAATTTAACCGCATAATTAATTGGAGATAAAGGATCTTGATTTTCTATAGTTTTATTAAAATAATTAAGCCCTGTTTGTGTATACAAATTAAAGCCAATAGACATTCTAAATTCATCTTCAATTGTATCAACTTTATGAGGAATAAAAGAAGAAAATATTGTAATAGATCCAGGATAATTTTTACATTTGTAATACCCAAACTGACATGATCTAGGGTGTATGTAATAATCTGTTGTGGTTTTATTATCTGTTAATATAATATTTCCACTAAGAAAAGAAAATTCATGTGCTTCGTGAAAATGTTCTTTATGATATTGATTTTTTTTTAAAATACTAGGCCATCCTTGTATGTAAAATTGTTCGTCTGTATTAAAATTAATTTGTTTATAAAAACAATTTAAAATTCTTTTTATTTCTTTTTTTAGTAATTTTATTTCTTGATTTTTTAATTTAAATACATTGTTTTCAATCCAATAGATGTCATTTTTAGTTTGATCTATATACTTTTTGTTATTAACGTTATATTCTTTTTTTGTTAAAAAAAGTTTTATTAATTTATTAGTTAATTTTGTACTAATTGTATCATGCCAAAAATGATAATCAAAAGTAAAAGCAAATGGATTTGTTTTGTTTAAACTTACCCATCTAACGTGTTTGCCTTTTTTAAAAAAGTTATCTTGAAATATGTCCACTCTGCGTATCCATTATAACTTTTATCCCTCTTCTGTTTAATTCTTTTAAATCTTCATTTTGAAGTAAAAGCCACTCAGCGATTTCAAAAAAATTTTCAGTTCTTACTATTTTGTAATAACCTCTTTTAAATTTATATCGAACAGGTTTTACAAATATTTTTGCAACGTGCATTAGTTTATCCTCCTCATTGTTGTTACAGGTTTTTTTAAATTTAAACCATCACAACGCTCGACGTTGTTAAAGAAAGTAATTAAAGTTAATCTTTCTTCTTTATTGTTGTCATGGTTAAATGGATTAGAAGAATGGTAATTAGAACCATCAAATAAAATTAATCTATTATATCTTGAATTAAATCGTATTGTTTCTTCAAAAGGATCGTTATTTTCTTTTTTTGCTTTTGCTACTTTTAAATAGGATTTTGGATCATTATATTTAAAGTATTCTTTTTTAGTATTTTCATTTGTAGTATATCCATATATATCTTTAGGGTGATATATAGATGTTCCGCAATTTAAAAATTTAGATAAATATATAATACATGTAAACTCACACTCTGAATCTGTATGTATCCATCCATTATATTTTAAGTTAGCTGGAACTTTTTGAAAAGATTGAAGTGCATTCCATTTTAAAGTTTTATGCTCGTTTGGATATAACAAAGATAAAATTTTTAAGGATGAAAATTCAAAAAATTTAGGATTTATTTCATGCATAAATTTTGTTCTTGTACCCGGATAATTACTTTCTTCAGGTTTAGAAAAATTTAAAGAATTTGCATAGTCAACAATTTTATCAGGTTCTTGAAAAAAATTATCAACACATAAATTTGGCCAAATCATTTTACAAACTCCAAATCAAAACCAATAATTGATCTTATTTTTTTAGATTTATTAAAAGAACTATAGTGGTGTATACAAGAAGGCATTAAGGACATGTCGCCTTCTTTAACTTGTTCATTATATATTAAAGAAGTATTATTAACTAAATCGTTTAAAGGCATTAAATATCTTGTTGGCTCATGAACGGTTTCATCGTAATTTAAATAAATAACACCGCCAAGTCCAGCGTGTCCATGATTATGAATAATATGTTCTTGATATTGTTCGTAATGTGCAATCCAAACATCTTTTACATTTATTTTATGTTTTATATTTTTTTCTAATAAAGATAATTCTTTTTTAAACACATCTTTAAATATACTTTTAAGATCTATTTTTTGTTTTACATTTCTAGATGTTACAAAGTTATTTTTTATAAACCTTAAATCTTTAATTTTTTTTTGAAATTTATTTTTTTTAACACTCCATTTATCTATAGAATGTTTTACAGCTTGTATTTGAAATATATTTTTAATTTCCATATTTACTTGTAAATTCAGGAAGACCAACATGAAGCCTGCCATCAAATTTAACTCCGTTTCCTTCTGTGTTATAATGAAAAAAAACTTGAAAACATTCTTGTCCTTTAAATTTATTTCTCCAATGTTCTAATTCGCATCCAGCATATATCAACATGTCTCCAGGTTTTAAATCAACTTTAATACCTTTTGCTTTACTAGCTAAAGTAATTTTTTTGCCGTCAGGTTTACCTACATTTTCATTTGGACTTAAATATATAGGCCAATCATCACCACCAAGATTTAAAGTTGTAGATATTTCACAAGCACTTCTATCTTTGTGTCTTTTTAAAACATCTCCTTTTTTATATATTCTCATAAAAGAATAATTTTCAACTAATTTATAACCAGTAATTTTTTCAACTGTTGGTCTAAGTTTTAATAATAAAGTTTCCATAGCTATATCTGCATAACAAGTATATGTGTTAGGAACTTGAGGATCAGTCCATTTTCCGTAGTCAACTGAATAAGGTGAAATTTGTTTTGTCTCAAACAAAGTTTTAGCGCACTGTTTTTTTACAGTAAAATAATTTGTAAAAAAATTACATAATTCTTCTGATATTGCTTTTTTTATAACAACATATTTATTTTTTCTAAAACTCATATATTATCTGTATGGACTTCCTAAATACCATATAACTAAAGAATGTCTAGTCCCTTTAGTGACTGGTTCTACCTTATGGGTTGTATAAGAAGGAAAAATAATTAAAGAACCTTTTCCTTTTATCTCTTTAATTTTATGAATCTTTTTTTTATTACCTGATTCTAATGTAGATAATAATAAGTCGCCACCTTCATAAGAATCTTCATGACTTAAACATAAAGACATAGAAAGTTTTCTTATTTTATTATGTTTAAAATCTTTAGTTTTGTACGGTTTATCATGTTCATCTATATGCCAATCATAATGTTGATTTATTTTATATTCTGTAAATTGATGGGTTTCAGGATAATCTATATCAAATTTCCAACCAGATCTAATATTAGCATTTTTAATATAAGGATTAATTAAATGATCAATCCATAAATTTTCTCTATCAAAGACTACAGAAGATTGTCTTATTTTTGAATTTAATTTATTTTTTCCTATAACAGCTTTTATTTTTTTTTTATTTTTAAAATAAAAAACTATTTCATCACAAATTCTTTCTGGAATTATTTTTTTATAGTGCCAATATTGATTTCTGTATGTCATACTTTCAATAAGAAAGTACATCTTTTATAGAACTAAATCAAGGTTATTCTATCCAACTTGTAGTTGCTTCATCCCAATAATAGATATTATTATCATGATTAAGATCGTCCCATTCACCATCAGGATACGGTACATTTGGTTCCCATCTATACTTAGACACATTGTATGTCCAATTTTCTGAAGGCTTATCATGGTAATAATAATCTCCTTCAGCATCGTAGTTAGCTTTTACAGCGCAGTATTTGTTTTGAGGTAAAGTACGATCTAAATATTTCCAAGTTCCATTTTCAACTGCAAAATATTCATTTAAAAAAGTTAAAGACTCTTCAATAGTGTCTTTATCTACACCTGTAGTATTTTTAACTTTATTATCAACGATGACTGCAAAATGTCTTTTCATATTACTGAAACTTGTAACTTAAAATTACAACTCCATCTCCTCCGTTACTATCTGTTCCAACTGTAATAGGATAAGTACCTTTATCGATAGGAGTGGTGTAAGTTGTGACTGTTCTAAAACCGCCTCCGCCACCACCAGCTTGACCTGAAGTTCCGCCAGTTCCTCCACCTAATCCGTCGGTTCCATCTGTTCTAGTTTGTGGTTGTGAACCTTGTCCACCCCCACCTTGTCCGCCTGCTCCTGCAGGACCTTGACCATAAGGGGTACCATGAGATCCTCCGCCACCACCACCGGAATAAAATGTTGCAGATCCTGTTATGTCAGATGGGGCACCTCCACCTCCAGCACCTCCGCCTCCGCCACCGGGTCCTAGCGCACCTCCGCCTGCTCCAGGTTTTCTTGAAGCTCCGCTTCCGCTACCAGATCCGCCTGGATTTCCTTCGGATGGGCTATAGCCACCTTTATTTCCTGATCCAACAGATTGAGGTGCTTCTCCTGATCCGCCACCAGATCCTCCTGGGGCTCCAGCTCGATCGTAATTTCCGCCGTAGCCACCGCCTGAAGAACTAATATTTGATAAAAAACTATTACCTATAGAAGAGTCCCCACCTTGTGCAGTACCACCTCCAGAAAATCCTCCTCCAGCAGCTACAATTAAATATCTTAAACCATCTCCAGCTGCAGGATCTACAGCTGCATTGTCTACAACAAATGTATCGCTTGATGAAAATGTATGAACTTTATAATCTCCGTTTTCAGTTACTGTTCCTCCAGTAGCTATTATAAAAGGACCACCAGCACCACCACCAGAACCAAATCCTAAGACTTGATAGCCAAACATTTTACCTCTTGTTGATGGTTTTTTTCTGTTATTTTTACCTTCAGTAAATAAAGGTATATCAATTTTTTTCATATTTTACTCCTTACAGATCGTTAGCTGCGTCCGTAGTAAAGAATACTTTTACACCTAGAACTCTACATTCTCCGGTAAATGTGTCACCACCGTCAGCTGCTTTTCTAAATAATTGAAAATAAGTTTGTTCTCCTGCTGCAGGTGAACCCGCAACTGTCAGTGCACTACTTTCAGATGAAACTTGTTGATCTTCTACTGTACCAATTCCAGCATCTGTTACTTCGATTGCTGTGCCATAAGCAACATCAATAGTATCACCATCAGCGCATGCAACTGCTTGTAATCCAAAAATAGCATTACCTGTGTTAGTAGTAGAAGGAGACCAATAAACTTGATAAGTTAATGTACCTTCGTTCCATGATTTAGGCATGGCTACTGTAAATTGTGTGTATTGTTGTGTACTAGCATCAAAATCAAATACGTTCAGATCAGGTCTTGTAGCTGTTGTTTCTACTTGAGCTGAATCTGCAGGGTTAGTAGTAGGCGCAAGCATCGCTGCTGCGGGCACCCACATAGTTTCTTTACCAGCAATTTGAACTGCTGATACATTTCCACCACTATCTTCAGCTTTAATTACACCAGAACCTTTTGTTTTTAATTCTATACCAATATTAGTATCGCCACCAGTAGCTGCAAAACTTGGACTGTTTCCAGCTGCTGCGTTTGCTAATGTAACTTCATTAATTGCAGAACCTGTAGCTGTTAATAAAGCTAATTCATTTCCGTTAGTATCTAAAATTGAAGTTCCAATTTTAGGTGCTGTTAAAGTTTTGTTTGTTAAAGTCTGTGTTCCAGTAAGAGTTACATCACCATCACCAGTTCCTGATGGTAGTGTATAAATATCTGGATTAGTACCATCATTAGCTGTAGCAAATAAAATTGCATCACCTTTATTATCTGCAGCAAAAGTAAATGTATCTCCTGAACCAGAAACATATTTAAATTGTACAGTGTAAGCACCTGATGTTGAATTTCTTAGGTAATACATTTTCTCTACGTCTAAAGGAATTGTTACAACTCTAGCTCCAGAAATAGTTCCTGTAAGTTCAATCATTTGATGTTGAGCTGTTCCAGTAGTCTCTCCATCTACAATTGTTAAAGCTGTTGGTGTTCCTGAATCAGTTACAGCTTGTGAATTAAATCCACCAGTTAACTGTTCAAATAAAGATAAGTTGTTGTTA